TTCTGCTCCTGAGCCACCTGAACCTGGATAGTTCTTGGCTATATCTTTATCTTGTTCTGACATTATTTCACCTCCTAGTGAATATATTGTTAATTAAATAGGTCGGAATTTTTGAGGAAACGTCCGCCCCATAGGGATTTCTGAACCTTTACAGGCTCAAACTGCACGATCTCGCCTAGATCGCCAGACTTGCGGAAAGCGGTATCTTGCTCTACGGCATCTACTCTCTTTCCAAACTCATTGAACTGACCCTTGACCTGTGTTACTTCTGTAGACACATCGTCAACGGACTTGTTAAGTGCTGCAACCTGCTCATTAAGAGACTTAATGGTTGTAGCGAGATCGCCAAAGGCATTAGTAAGAGAGTTCTTGATTTCAGCAATTGCATCTGCAACTGATTCATCTGACTTTGCTACAGCAAGTTCGGCTTCAACTTCTGGAGCAACGCTCTCTTCTTCTACTACTGGAGCAGAAGGAACTGCACCACCATCGTCTGACTTTTCAACAACAGTATCTGTTGCTGCTGCTTCAACGACTGCAGGAGTTTCTACTTCTGCTGGCTGTGCCTCTGGAGTAATTTCAACATTTTCAACTACAGCATCTAATACTGCTTCTGTTGCTTCTGTCATTTTATTTACCTCCTTGGTAATCTTAATTGTACTAATGCCTTTAGCACTATCAACTAAGAACTTTATCATGTTTGCTTTTTCGTCATCACTTTTTTCTACAAAACCAATGTTTTCCATGTTCTTACCACTGACTGGGCTTTCTGCTGTTTCTGAGTCAGATACTAATACGATACCGTTTTCAGAATCGTAAAAAACATTTTCAATTACTGCATCTACTGATGCTCCAGAAATAACATTATGTCCGTTAACTTTTTCAACAGAAATAATGCTTGCAAACTGGTTTGCTGGGCTATCTACAAGAGATAGTTCGTAAAGATCATAGTCCTTAATGATGCGAATTGCCTTGTCCATGTCTGCATTATATGCATCATCCCAAGACTTAATATTTCCACCAATAGAAAAACCACTATATGTGCCATCTAGGACTTTCTCCCAGGCATCTTGTGCACCCTTTGAGACGTATGCAGATACATAAACTCCGCTATAAAACTTCTTTGAATTAGGGTCAAAATACTTATCTTCTTTAAATGAGACTATCTTTCCTACCGCTGAAGGTTGGTGCATTTCTCTTAAATTGCCACGGAAATTTTTAAATGCCTGAAGGCTTGCCTCAGTTGTAACAATATCATCTTGCTTGTCAATATTGTCAAGAGTTGCAAAGCCAGAGACCATTCGGCGTTCTACGTCTACTTTGCCAATAGGCATTGACAGACGGACGCTATTCTTGTCTGTTGTCCAGTGTGCTTTATTGATTAACATATCGTTATCCATTATACCAAATGTTTTAAGAGATTTCTCAATTACTGAGACGCTCTTCCCTCTCCTTGTGGATTGCGTCCATCAACTGTGGCTGCTCCATCTGATTGGCTATTTGTTCTTTCTGCATCTCTCTGACGATTGCCAGCAAGGTTTGCTCTGGCATCTGTTGCCTGTCTTGGAGTCATAACAAATGGAGTGTCTCCATCTTTTCTCTGTGGCAAATCAAGTGCTTCACGAGCCTCATTTGGAGTCATTACTTGAGTCTTGACATATCTTTCAATAATCTGAGACTGAGCAATTTCATCAGTAAGGGTTAGTTCGTTAAACTTAAGTTCAAGAACATCTGTCTTTTCCTTAATGATCTTGTTGACAACCTTTTCAAGATGGTGCTGTGCAGGACGAGCAACTTGCTCTTTAAACGTTCTGTCTTGAGAAAGTGCTGCTGCAAGACCAGACTCTGATCCACCGAGTTTTGAAATAGGTACTTGATGAGCAATTAAAATATCATCACGATTTTGCTTACGATACTCCTTGAATGATCCATCTTGGATACCGTTTTCAATTGGCTCCATCTTGAACTCAACTTTATTTTGATCTGTATCTCCAGGAAGTGGGATATATAGAGTTCTGTGAGACTGAGACTTTAGCCCAGTTTGAAGGAATCTAAACATCTTGTCTTCTGCGTCTCCAGATAACTTTGCACCCTTTAGAGTAATAATGTATCGTGGGACAGCCTTATTTTCAAAGTAGTCAATGTTGTATCTTGAAGCAAGTTGATCTCCAATTAAAGACGGCATTGCAGAAACAATATCTGGAATACCATAGTATGTGTTTAGTGGAGAGTAAGACTTGATGTGAATAATCTCATTTGCACGACTATCTGCTGTTACTGGGTTTGGATTGGTTGCACCAAAATTTCTAAAGTAAACAACTGCCTGCCCAATAATCTGAAGAAATCCATCGTTTAGTCTACGGACACGAACAGTAGTTGCTGGGATGTGACCAATGTATCCAATCTCACCTTTGATAGTTCTACCAACTTCAATAAAACCATTACCTGTTGCTTCAACATCTGTATAAACCTTTTCCATTATCTTTGTAAAACTATCATCGTCATTAAGGTTTTCTAGCCAGTCACGTAATTCAATTTTGGCTCTTTCAATTCTATTTCTTGCTCTATCTGTTGCTGATTCATCTTCTGACATTTCTAGTCTAAGTGCAGTTCTATCTGCAATGTCAAAACGATAACCAAGGCCAACAATGTTTTCTACCTTTGCATCAATTGCTGCATGGTTAGCAAAAGAAGTATCATAGAAGTTTGCAAGTTCATACATGTTGTATGGTGGTGTGATTACGTCAAATAGACCGTATCCATTTCTGTATACCGTTCCAGGATTAAGAGCCTTTGATCCAGCATCTACTCCAGATGGGGTTGCGTTTGCAGAATCTAGGTATGCTTCATTTGGCGTTATTGCCTTGCTTACTTGTCTTGCTACACGACGACGGAAGTTTTGATCTAGACCAGAGTATTTCTGTAACTCTTCCCAGTTTTTATTAAATGGGTCACTTAAATTAAACTTACTTTCTTCTTGCTCTTGAGTATTTAAACTTGCTCTAACATACTGGAAGTTATCATCATCATCAGTCACTTTCGTACGCATCCCTTCCGTGTGTTTTTAATGTCTTCTGTGCATCGGCGATAGCGCCTAGGTCATTAACATTTGGAATTAAACCTTGAATCATTCTATCTTTTTGTTCTGAATATTCTTCTTCAGATACCCTTGTTAGTCCAGGAACAAAATGTGCTGTTCCATCTCCATCGTCACCATTAAATATTGCAGCCCTTTTAAGTTCTGCGATCTTTGATATGTCACCTTTTTGAGAGGGAATGTTTAATACAGAACCAGTTCCATCAGTAAACCATTTTCCGTTTGCCTTCTTATAAACGTATAGACCCCAGTCATAATGCTTATCAATGACCTTACGTCGTACATTTTCAACAATTGGCTTGCCAGTTTTTGGGTTAATTAAAGAATCCATAACCATAAGTATACCAGATTACACTGGTGTGCCTACAAATGTTGACCAAGACATATCATTATAGACTTTAAGCCTGTCAGCATCAAATATCATACCTTCTTGATCGTCAATAATAATCTTATTAATTCCTAAATAATTTCTATACACATCTTGAGCATTTACTCCATATAAGGCAGAGGCTGAAATAACAAGAACACCCTCCCAGGTAAAGTTATTTTTCCAAAAAGACCACTGGCGGGTGGTTGGGCCATCTTGTTCTACCTTAAACCAAGGCCTAGAGATTATTGACTGCACTTGCTGCAAATTATTTGCCTGGTAATAAGAGATGTTGTTAAATAGTGCTGGGCTATTTAAATTAATTGATCCTCTAAATAAATCAAAACTTAAAGCCTCTCCAAAGTTAATTCCTAAAATTGCCCATTCTTTTATTGTTAAAACTGGTTCTCTGACAAGAGTTCCATTTACATAGTATGACAATCCCTGAAAGTCTAAATTATTTGATTTATTTTTAGCATAAATTCTTGCTCTTTTGCCAGAGTCGTCGTTTGCAACGGCATAAAAAATTATTGTGTCTGACTTATGTCTAACCTCAAACAAACTTATTGGTGTGCCAGGAAAAGACTCTTGGTCATACCTAATCCATGACTGAAGAGCACTAACTCTATAGTTGTCTGAAAGTGACTGGTTAATTGGCATAGAAATTCCACGATCAAAGTTTGAGTCAAAATCTCCACGTACTTGAATTCCTGATGTTCTGTTCATGTATAAATATGGGGTACTACCTTTATAAATGCTAAAAGGATTCTTTGATTTATAATCAAAATAAATTCCAGATCTTTTATATGGAAACAGTTCTGTTCCAAATCTTGTTTTAATTGGATTAAATGAGTTATCATTTAAGGCCTGAGAAGCCACTTCTAACTTTCTTAAAAGTATTGGTTTTGTTAATATTCCCCTTATATTAAAGTCAAGATGATAAACAATAGCAATACTATTAAAATCAATATCTTTTCTTGGATAGATTATTGTATTATCAACAACCTCAAACTTTGTTGTTGCCCAAGAAGAGTATTCAGAAACATCTACAACTGAGTTTTCTTTTGCAGATACAGTCGTAGTAAATGCTTCTTGTGGTCTATTTGCACCCTCTTGTATATACTGGAAAGTAACATAACTACGAACTGCTGCATTATCCGTATTGTACTCATAATACTTTAATGCATTTTCTTTTATGTCTTGATAATTGTTGTATCCAGTAAGTAGGGAATTATCTAACTGACTATAGGTTTGTTGTGCTGGCAATGAATACTTGTTAAGTAGGTCTTGATATGTCCAAGCCCCTACTGTTTCTGACTCTAAAAGACTAGATGGTGATGGATAGCCAATATTAAACTGTAAAAAATCTAAATCGTAAAAAGAATTGCCAAGATCATTTTTTACATACTTAGCAAAATAAGTCAATGGCATATAGTCTTCCCAGTAACCTGAAACTCCTATATCTAAGAATAAACTGTTGTATGCGTATGTAGGCAGTAGAGTGTAACTTGCTGTATGTGATAAAAGCGCTAAAGCATTTTCTGATGACTCAATTCCACTACCTATATATTCGTCAATAATTGCAATGCCAAAATTATTAAAATACTGTGATATTTTATTTAAATTAAGAGAAGTTGAAAATCCAACTGAAAAAATATACCCCTTAAATGTTTTATCTCCATTGTTATCTCCGCCAACGTAAAGACTTAAACTATTTTGATTGCCAAAAAATGTTGCAACATTGCCACCAAAGGTCTCTATAAATTTTTTAACGTCTATTCCTGCAGCAAAAAGTTCTTCAACTGCAAAGTATTCTGTACGATAAATCTCTTGTAATGAATTTCCATAATATAGTGAATATACAATTTCTAACCCATCTACTGAAACTAAAAAATAATTTTCGGTTTCTTGACTATATATCTTAAACAAAACTTGTTCATCTTCTTCTGATCCGCTGCCCTGCTGATTTACTTGAAAAACTCCATAAAATGCTGCAACCTGATCACTTAGCATGTTAAAGTTTGAAAAATTAATATAAGACCCTTCACTATCCCAAGTGTTATCTGGATTTAAGCATATAAAATAATTATCCGTTCCAAGGTATCCACTTGTTATGTTATCGTATAGGTCTTTTGAATCATTATACAAATCTTGAATTGTTTTTGTTCCCGTAAAAATTGTTGGCAAAGAATATTGTGGTGTGGTTAGTGAGGTACTGGTTGTTCTTAAATTATCAAAAGCCCCCTGTTGCCATTGAGCAAAATCTGGATAATTATAATTTGCTGTATAGTCTGCAAATGAGTAGTCAATAACTGCTGTAGTTCCACTATAGGCAGCATCTATATTTTCTGAAGACCCCACTCCTTGTCCGTAAACATATCTGCGCTTAGCAACAATGTTAGGAACTTGATAAGAGTAGATAGCCACACAATCAATTTCAACTGTGGGAACTTCTGCATATGCATAAAACCCAAGCCAGTCTTCTCCCTCTAAGTTTGGCAAAACTATAGAATTTGTTAAAAAGTTTAATGAGATTACTTCTTCTCCGTTTATTAAAACAGTCGCATTGTCCTTAATTACTCTTAAGTGAACTAACATTGGTCTAAACCATTCACCAATAAAATGAGAACTAAAGTTACCATTGATTAACAATGTTAAAAATCCACCTTCTACATATAATCCATCTTGGCTTGCTATAGGTCCAAAGATTCTTTTTGGTGTATAGGCATTAGAATCAACTCTAGTCCAAAACTCAACGGTATATTCGTTATACCTACCTTTTTCATGAAGCATTCCTTTACCAGGAAATATAAAAGAAGGATCATTTCCATTTGGTAAAAGTTTTGTAACATTTGATGCACCAAAAACTAGAGGAACTCCAGTATTTTTTGCAATTAAGGAGTTGCTACTAACCAAATAATATCCTGTGTCTGAAGATATTCCATAAGCAGGTGCATTAACTACCTCACTTGTAGTTGTTAACTCAATATTTTCTGGAAAAGCCTCTGCTGATATTCCAAGAGAAGCAACGTTAAACTCTTCTGACCATTGACCAAAGGATATTCCATTTAGGTAAAATTCATAATCATCAATATTATCTCCACCAGAAGTTGTAACAATTTTAATAACAAGTCTTATATTTGTACTTTCATTTGGTATTGCAAAAGTTTCTGATACAAAACCCCATTGCTGAAATAGTGATGTATCAAACTTTTTTAATTTTTGAACTACATTTGATGTTGTTGTATCTGTGTATTCATAACCAATATTAATAGACTCAAGATATGTGCTATTAGAATAAAAATGTGTTGCTATACAAAATGTTTCTAGTGATTGGTTTAGATCATCAAAATTTATAAGTTCTGGGCTTTTTAATATTGCCTCATTGGTTGATCCAATAGGTATATCACAACTGATTTTTGTATTATAACTATCTGGGAATGGCTCACCTATAAACCCAGTACCTGAAGAAAGTGTACATCCCGTTTCTTCCCAAGATCCCAAAATATTTCTTTGAGCCTCAGATATTAGACTGATGTAGTCAAGTTTATCGTCTAGAGCCCAAAGAGCCAGCGGGTGTTCACTGAAGATCTTTTCTGCATATAAATTAGATGGGTTAGACATTATTCTCCTATACCCTTATTATAGCAGGATACGGCTTAATATAGTTTAATCTCGCAAGCATCAGTTGAACAGTATTTTTCAGACTCAGCATCTAAGTTATCTTTACCGTCATAAATTGCAGACCAATCAATCTTTCCAATTGTTCCAACATAGGAGTTATACTGTTCTCTTGTTATTTCTGTATAAGGCTGCTGAGGATATGTCTTATTTCCCATTGGTAAGAATGAAACAGCCTTTAGTTGACCCTCATACATGTTAAGTGCTGGAGCAATAAACTTTGTCTCTTCTTCTTTATCAAATGACAAAGTTACAGAAACACCATTGTCAGACCAATACTTTTGAGCAGTTGCTGCAAGTCCAATTTTCTCAAATAAACTTACCTGCTTTTCTGCACGCTTGTGTCCTGATGCTACTGGGAAATATACTACTGAGGTATTTGCTGATACTACATCATCTTCAATCTTATACCCCGCTGCTTTGAAAAGATGAAGCATTGGATCTGTATTTCCAAAACGAATAGCACGAAGATAGAACTCTCCTCCAGGACCCCAGTGAACTCCAGGAGTTGCTCCAGAAAGAAGTGACACAGATCCTGAAGGTTTGACGGTAGTTACACGAACTGATTCACGAACACATAGCCACTCAGAATACTTGTGGTCATAATGACGAATCTTTTCATACCCTTGATCCATCCACTCACGCAATGCTGGAAGTCCGCTATTGTCAGCAAAAGAAGCAATACCAGTAAGTGATGTTCCAATACGGCGATTACGTTGCATGATACCGTTTGTCTGCTGCCAATGTGTTGGCATTAATGTTACAGTCTTTCCATAAAGATATGCAAATTTCAATGTCTTGAGGAAGTCCTCCTTAGAATCATGACGATTTAAGTGCACTTCTACAAGTGTACAAAGTTCGTAAGATTCTAATGGCTGCTCCGCACAAGGATTGAATCCCATGATTCGGGAATCCTTATAGTCTGGTGCATCTTTTAACCTACCGTAATCTCTAGCAACATCTAGCCAAATAAAACCTGGCTCTCCATTATCTGCAATTAAATCAACATAGTCTTCATACTTTGTTCCAACTGTTGCTGAAATAGAATTATTTGACATCCAAGCCCAACCTGGTTTTTCTGGGTCATATGAGTTACGATCTGGAAATACTTCTGGATTCTTAAGATTAATGAAACCATCATCTTCTGGTGTTCCAAGTGCAAGAGTAGCAGAACGACGAACATTTCCTGATACTACACATGTACCAATAAGATTAACAATGTCTACAATAGCACGGCTATCTAGTAGTTCTCCAGCCCTAGAGCCGATTACATTTCTAATACGTGTATGGAGATCAATAAGTGGTGCTGGACCGCTTGCAACGCCTCCAAAGCCCTTAATTGGGGCTCCTAGAGGACGGATGAGGTCATAGTTAAACTCTTGAATAGGTTGGTTTTGACGAAGAAATGAATTGACTAAAAGACGAACTGACTCAACCCAACCTTCACGAGTATCTGGAATTTCATAGATAGATACTGGCTCTGTTGGCGCATAAATATACATCTGCTTTTCTTGTCCAAGGGTATCAAACCCAACTCCAATACCCAGCATTAATGCATCCATTACCCAAGCAAATAAAGCGCCAGGATCATTACGGTCAATATCTCTTGTTGAAACCATTGCACAGTTTTGAAGGGAAGCAGAGTTACGCTTTTCCATAGTCATTGGAGTTCCAAATGCCCATAGGCCACGGCCTGGTGGTGTCCACTTTAATTCAAACATTCTCTGGAATGCTTCTTGTGCTGACTTCTGAGCCTTGTTATCATTCCAGGGTAAGCGATTATCTTTAGCATGATTTTTTTGAACTGAATACATGCCCTCAATTACACGGCGACATACCTCATGCCAGCGTTCTTTTGTACCGTCTTCTTTAACACGAGAATATGTACGAATAAATGTAATTTCTCCTAATGAGTTAGACCCTGCATCTGAAAATCCAAATGGGGCTGGAACATTATTATATTTATTTACAAAATCTTCTGATAGACGAAACGAAAAAACTTCTGACATTTATTTACCTTTCTAAGCAAATTTATATGAGTACTTTGAGTTTTCCAAAGTGGTCTTAAGTATATCACAAATTTACAAAGAAAAAAACTCCACTTTATGCGGAGTTTTAATTCTTTAACTATAAAGTTAAGGTTTAGTACTTTTAATTAATTAAAGTGCACCCATAATTTGCATTGTTTCAATGTCAACTTCATATCCATCAGCATCAAGTGTTGTAAACTGGTCTGAACGAACCTTTGTAAGTCCAACAATTGTTGTAACTGTTGCACCAGATGCAATTGATGTTGAACCAAGTGTTGGTGCTGAGTATCCTGTTATAGTTCCCCAAGAAGTTGTAGTTCCATCTGTTGTTAGATACTTACCTGAGTGACCAGACTGTTCAGCAACTAGATCAGTACCGTTGTATTTTAGTGTCTTGCCTGAAGCAAGATTAATATGTTCTGATGAAGTCCAAGCATCTGTAGCGTCTACCCAGTTAAATGTCTTATCTGTTGCACCCTTTAATGTGATACCGCCACCATCAGCGGTTGTGTCTGTTGGACTTGTAACATCTGCAAGAACAATGTTCTTATCTTCAATAACTAAGTTAGTTGAGTTAATGTTTGTAGTTGTACCATTAACAACCAAATCTCCAGAAAGTGTTAAGTTAACTCCTGTAGCGGTTCCAGTAAATGCTGGTGCTGCAAGTGGAGCCTTTGTATCCATCTGTGTTTGGATAGAAGAGGTAACTCCATTTAGATATCCAATTTCTGTATCTGAAACATCTGTAACTCTAAGTTGAACTGTGCCTTCGGCATCAGGAAATGTAATAGTACGATCAGCAGTTGGATCTGTGACAGCAAGAGTAGTTTCATATGCATTTGCAGTTGATCCCTCAAAACTAATACTTGTTCCAAAGATAGGAACTACTGTTGAGTTAACGTCAGAGAAGTAGTCTAAGTTTGCCCAGTAGGATACGCCATCACCAATCTTAAACTTATTTGTGTCTGACTCCCAACCGATTTCTCCAGCATTTAGGATTGGACCGTCGCCTGCATTAGAAGATATCCACTGTGAAGCGGTACCTCTACGCTGTTGCATTCTCGTTGCCATTATTTACTCCTCCATAGGTGTATAGTCATATTATATCAGGCTTTAATTAAATACTTCTGTTGCAATTCCGCCATCATATGTGGCAGCCCAACTGTTAGTATTGTAAAATCCAGCATCTTCTTCAGAGCCAGCCTCGTTATAAAACCCTGCATCTTTAAATGTACTTACAATGAGTCCTGTTCCACCAATTGCTGTATCGTGGATGTGCTGTGCAATCTCAAGGGTATCTTGAAGTAATGCCATTGTATTCCACTGACCATTGTAAAAAAATAAAAGTCTATTCTCTAGTGTATCAATATAAAGTTGACCATCTACAGCACCCGCTGGTGCGTTTGCTTCAGTTGGAATAAGATATTCATAACTATCTACATAAAGTTTTGTTGCTGCGTGTGTATTTTCAGTTGGGGTGCCAACTACGACTGCTTGACCAAAAGTACCGCCTTCGGCTACATTAAGCCCATGCTTTACTTTAAAGTCTTTATTTACTGTTGCCATAGTTGACTCCCGTCCCTAATTATGCTTCGATGTAGGTCTTGCTTATCTTAACAGAGGTATCTGCTGCTGCTGCTGTTACTTGAAGAACAACTAATCCATCTGCATAGACAGCATCTGTTGTTCCAAGTTGTGCGTTGCTAATTATATCAGCGTACTCTGTTACGTAAACATCGTTTGTTCCATTAACTGCAACAAGCATTTCAATTACTTCAATGTCATTACCCTTTTTCATTTGGATAATGTACTTAGCAGCAGAATATGTTGCGACTGCCCATGCATCAATATTTGTTGTTGAAGTTCCAGCAGTTCCAAAGTTAGAACCAATTAGAACATCTCCAAAAGCAATGCTTGTGGCTGCTGCTGCACCAAGAGTTGGTGTAACAAATGTTGGGCTAGTAGTAAATGCTACTGTTCCAGAACCTGCTTCATCAGTTAATGCTGCTGCAAGGTTTGCAGAAGATGGTGTAGCAAGGAATGTTGCTACGCCAGTTCCAAGACCTGAAATACCAGTTGATACTGGAAGGCCAGTTGCATTTGTAAGTGTTCCTGCTGATGGAGTTCCAAGATCAGGAGTTGTTAATGTTGGGGATGTCAGTGTCTTATTTGTAAGAGTCTGAGTTCCAGTTAGTGTTACTACTGTTGAATCAATGTCAAGAGTGTTTCCAGTCTTGTCTAATCCTGTACCCGCAACAATTTGTCCAAGACCAGTAAACTGTGTGAAGACAAGTGCTGTAGTACCAATTGTAACTGTACCGTTATTTGTTAGTGTAAATCCTGAGTCAGCGTTTGCTGTTCCTTGCTCTACGAATACAGCAAAGTTTGCAGTTACTTCTGCACCTGTATCTGCATCAGTTGAACGATCTGGAGCACCAGATGCCTTAACTACATAAATACCGTTTTCTGAACCAGTTGCCTGATCCTTAACAAGAACACGATCTCCAGTAGCAAGAGTTACACCATCAAGAGTGTCTCCATTTTCAAGATCAGATGCAAGTGTTACTGCAGCAGTTGTTGCTGCCTTTACAGATGCCTTCCAGTCAATTCCTTGAACTGTTGTATCTACATAGTTCTTAGTTGCTGCATCTTGTGCAGATGTTGGATCTCCAAGACCTGTGATCTTGTTTGTACCCATTGCAATTGCACCAGACATTGTTCCGCCAGCAAGTGCTAGTTTGGCTGCAAGGTCTGTTGTCAATCCATCAATCTTAGACTGAGCAATTGCTGCTGATGCATTAATATCTTCATTAACAATTGTTCCGTTTGCAATCTTTGCAGATGTTACTGCAGAGTCTGCAATCTTTCCTTCTGTTACTGCGCTATTTGCAATCTTTGCTGTTTCTACAGAATCTGAAGCAAGTTTAGCAGCAGTTACGTTTGCATCTTTAATCTTTAATGTTTCAACTGCATCTGTAGCAAGTTTTGCTGCTGTTACTGCACCTGCTGCAATTTCTGCTGTATCTACTGCTGAATCTGCAATCTTAGCATTTGTAACTGAGTTTGCAGCAAGTTTTGCATCTGTTACGTTTGCATCTAGAATCTTTACTGTTGTAACTGAGTCTGAAGCCAACTTTGCTGCAGTAACATTTGAATCAACAATCTTTGCTGTTTCTACAGAGTCTGCAGCCAACTTTGCTGCTGTAACGTTTGCATCCTTAATCTTTGCTGTTTCAACTGAATCTGTAGCAAGTTTTGCTGCTGTAACGTTAGCGTCTGTAATTTTTACGGTAGTTACTGAATCTGAAGCAAGCATTGTTGCTGTAACTGTACCAGTATCACCAGATGTAACAACTGTACCTGATACGTTAGGAAGTGTAATTGTGCGGTCTGCTGTTGGATCTACTACTGTAAGGGTTGTCTCATAATCATCGGCTGTTGCGCCTTCAAATGTAATCTGTGTATCAAATACACCGACTGCTGCAGGGGCTGCCCACTTAACTCCGCTTGTTTCAGCAGAGTCTGCAGTAAGGACGTGTCCGTTTGTTCCAACGGCAACACGGGATATTGCATTATCTGCAGTACCAACTAGTAAATCACCTTTTGCATCTGCAATTTTCTTTGTAAGAATATCGTGACCTTCAACGGTTGCGGTTGCGCCCTCAACTACTAATCCAGCCTTTACTCTAAAATCTTTTGTTACGGTTGCCATTTATTATCTCCTTGGTTAAGCCTTCAAACCAGTACGCATGTAGCGTAAGGTAATCGGGGTCTGACCCACCACGGGAACTACAGTTAGGTTAACTGTGCCTCCTGCCCTAGAGACGCTAATGGTGCCAATATTCCCATCATTGTCTACTGTTCCATACTCGCTGACATTATCATTTGTACCGTCAGGAACTATGGTTAACTCTGTTGTGAAGAACTTGTCTCCAGTGCTCTTCTTTAATGAGACCACGTATTTAACGGATCTCCATTCTGAGGCAGTAAAATTATCAAAGATTGTGCTATTCTCAATACCAGTGATTGTTACTTCATTGTTACCAGCAGAACCTAGATCTGTTGCCTGTGCTGCTGCGGTATCAATTAAATCTACATAGTCTGCTTCAGTTGGTCTATCACCTGTCTGAAACAGGGCCTTTACACTTGCTAATGATATTTTCGCCATGTGTAGATTATAGCATATTGTTAAAGTATATAGTTAGAGAAACCAATTACCTGAACCCCAATTCCTGGGGGATTATCTTGACGGTATCCTTCAATCCCAATATTAGTTATGCTTATCCTAAATGGAAGATTGTGGGTAATCGTAACAACTTCTGGATAGTTTGTTGCAACAATTGAATTTGAGGTATGTGCTAAATCTAAAACCGAAACTATAGGAGATATTGCTGCTGCTGAGATTAAAACACCTAAAACAATATTTGATGCTATAGATGTTCCTTTTGATATGTTTTCTAATGTTGAACTATGGTTTATATCTGATACTATTTTGCTTGTCTCTATATTGGATATATTTACTGTTGCCATAAACTATGCCTGATCCGTTACTTCACCAATCATAATCATTTCACCTTGACATACTGTCCAAACACGGTCTGCACTAACGTCACTTAGTTGAACATCAAATACATCGCCCGTTCTTAATTGCTTAGACTGTGCTGGAGATATTGTAACTGTGAACTCGCCTACTTGATCAAACTCTGTTTGAGTTGGAAATACTGTAAATATAAGATCGTCTCCATCATTATCTGAGTACCGCCTAAAATCTGCCTCAATATCCCATCCAGCGGTATCTCCAACAGACGTAGTGTCGTAGTCTACTGGGTTTCCTAAATCATCTTCAACATAAATTCTAAAAGAGGCGCTATCTCCAATTACAACAGTCCAGTTAACAAGTGGAGGCTTGTTTCCAATGTCATATGTTGCAGGTGGGGTTGGTTGAGGGTCCAGTGGTGACTCATTGGGGTTTCTATATACGGCCATTGTTAAATTATACCATTAGGCAAGTCCATTTTTCAATGCCCCCCAAGTTCCGTTACCTTTTGGCTGGCCAACAATTATTACACCAGTTGTGGCATTTGACTTTGCAACAACGGCAACTGCTCCAGAACCACCTGTAGGAATTGAATCTGTAAGTCCTCCACCATTTGCTACATAAAGAATTTCTCCAGCAGTAAATGATGATGTGTTGATGTTTTCAAATACTCCAGAAACAATAATAACTCCATTGGTATTATTTGAAATTGCTGCCTGTGTTATTCCAACTACTGGAAAAGTTGATAAATTATCTGAATCACATTTTTCAACTGTTGGCTTTGTTGTGTACCCTGTAATATATACTGGAGTTCCTTTTGCAATTGATGCTCCAGATATGTTTCTAACCTCTAAAGAAATAAACGGTACACCCACATTAGACAAAACATCTTCTAATCTTTCAGCAAGTGACTGAATGTCCTCATGAACATTAACAGGGTCGCTTAAAACGGGGTACGGAAGATCATAAGTATTAGTTGAACCAGTAGCCATAGTACTTATTATTATACCACTTACCCGCATAGAAATTAAAAAGTTACCAAAATGTTACAAAAATTTTGACTTTGAGGCCAACTTCATGTTATAATTAATACATGCTACTAACAAGTAGCATTTTTAGTCTCTAGGAGGTTTTTATTATGAGAAGAGATTTGAAGGCTTGGATTGGAATCCTAGCAATGGTTGGAGTTGTAGCACCCTTTAGCAACTTTGCCAATGCATCAAGTACGGAAAACAACTTACTAATTAAACAGGCTGAAAACCCTGCTGCCACCCACAAGGTGGCTTTTGTTGTTTCTAAAGCAAAAATGTTAGAACGTTATGAAAACAAGACACATCTTACAGATGTTGAATTAAAGAAGTTGCTTTCTTTGGTGGGATTTGAAGGCAAGGATTTAGTAGTGGCTTGGGCAATAGCCAAGAAAGAATCTAATGGTCGTCCTTTAGCATTTAACGGAAACCATAAGACGGGGGACTCATCCTATGGGATGTTTCAGATTAATATGATTGACACATTGGGTCCAGATAGACGAGATAAGTTTGATCTTGACTCTAACGCTGAGTTATTCAATCCCGTAAAAAATGCTGAGATTGCATACTATATGTCTAGGGGTGGAGAAGATTGGTCTTCTTGGAAGGGCATAACACCTAAGACTAGAATGTGGATGAGTAAGTTTCCTAAATAGTTTTATAGAAAAAGTAACCTTCTATTAATTTGGGGGGTTATTTTTTTTGTTTACATATTTAACAGGAATTCTAGATTTTGATTCCCAGTTTATTTTATAAAATTCTTTAAAATATTTTTTTGCAAGTTGTAGGTTAATCTCTTGTTTTTCTATATAAAAATCAGACTCTTTTAGCGTTTTCATAAAAGGACAGAATATTCGTGCCTGCTTCATGCAATCTAAATGAAAGGGTCTAAAGTCAGAAGGTACAAGGTCTCTAGAAGATTCTAAATTATTTTTTACGTCTTCTTCCTTTTCTATCATCCATCTAATAGAATTTTCTTCTTCATTAATGGAAAGTCCGCAATATGGACAAAGATCATTTGCCACAACATACTTTTCATTTTCTATTTCGAGTCTAATGATGCTATCTTTGCTAGGAGTAGACTGATAGGGTATTGGTATTTTTTTTGACAAATATCGTTTCCCATTTGTTAAAAAATATATCTTGTTAATAATCCAATATGGCCTTGGAAGACCAGTTTTTTTAATATGTTTTAAAGACCACTTTTCTGACTCATTAAAATTTTTCATTAATTGTATGTCTTTTTTTTCCAAATATTTTGTTTATACCATCCAAAGGCTTTTCTTGAACTAATTTTATGATTTCTTTCTCCTTCTTCAATAATATTTAAATCTTTTTCACTAACCCAGTTTTCTGTTTTAAATGGAATTATTTGCATAATTGGAGTTCCTTCTGGAATTACACCTTCAAATGAAGAACTAAAAAACACTGGAACATTTCCTCCATAAAGAGCAAATTCTCCGTCCACTATTCCAGACAAAGTAGTAAATGGTAGATCAAACCTATTTAAAGGATGTGTAAAAATAGCACTGTAGCCTTTTGGTATTTTAATAAAATGCTGAACTCTCCATACAAAATGAAGATCAGAGTGTCCTTGTGGAACTGGAAGTAATAAATTATCCTCTTGATTTCTTAAATCTAAAATTTTTGAATCATCACCCCAAGTTATTGATGGGCCATGATCTGTTTGTTCTATTGCAATATCCATTGGAAGCGGGATTGAATATCCAGAAGTCAAAGCATCTAGGAATGGAGAGCATGACTTAAATGTAAAATTGCCTGGTATTTTTTTCATATTTTTATTATTAACTTCTTGAAGTCCAGGAGTATTTTTATACCATTCTGGAACGTTTAGTTTGATTGGAAGAATTCCTGGAATATCCTTATCTGATGAGGCATATTTTAAAACATTATTTTTTTTCATTAAAGGTAAGACTTTCTATTCCAAAACATTTTTTTATACCTATCAAAAAATTCAGACTGCAATCTTGTTGTATGGTTTTTAGCAATAATAACATCTTTTTCATTTCCCATTCCCATACTCCAACTATCTCTTTTAAATGGAATAACTTGAACCATTGGTGTTCCTGCTGGAATCAAGCCCTCAAAATTTATATCATTTAAAACAAATGGAAAATTAATTCCAGCATTATATGTGTCTGTATCTACTACTCCTTCAAGAATTTTAAAAAATGAATTACCTCCATGAACTGGGGGTATAAATAATGATGAGTATCCTTTTGGAGTTTTAATAGACCATGGGTTAATCCATTTAGGGTACGGATTCTGATTCATAGATGGATGATATGGGGCTTGTATTACTGGGTGAAAACTTATTGCAGATTGATTTCCACTTGGTAAATAAACCACTTCTCCTAAATCATTTTTCTTAATGTAAAGATCACAATATGTTGTAATAATATATCCTGTAGTTAAAACATCAAAAACTGGAATGCATTTTTTAATAGACTGATTAGTTTCTAAAGAAAACTCTACACTGCGCTCTTTAGAATTAACATAAGATTTTGTTTTTTTATACCATTCTGGAATAAGTCGAGATGCTGGCTGAGGAAAATATTCGTCTGCAACTTGTTCTATTTTAGTAAAAATTATTTTTTTACTCATTTTACCCCCTATATACAATATAAGCACCTAGTAATAGTATACCAGATGCCTATATTATATATTATTATTTATTATTTATTATAAAGTTGGTTCTTCAGTTGGTTCTTCAGTTGGAGTTGGAGTTGGTTCTTCAGAAATAGGCAAGAATGGATCTTCTTCTTCTATTTCTACAGGGATAATTGTAACTTCTGCTGGACTAACTGTTATCGGTGCAACAAAATCAGTGCCGTTCCACTTCCATAAAACTTTAACGTCATTATTATTTATAATAGGACCTTTAACATTTGATAAAAATCTTGTTGAATCTATTGATATTACGGTATTGTCATTATCTTCATCAATAACTGCATATTTGATTAATGGGGCATCAACAAAAGATCCATTAACATACTTTTGATTAATGTACTTTTCTCCATCTGATTCAACCTGAATGATGTTATCCCCTGGTATGTCAACCTCTGTAGAAGAACTGTGAAAAGCAAATACTACTTCATCTTTTAGTTGTACAAAATGTTTCATTTATTTTCTCCCTTTAAAAGTATTCTATAACTTCGTAACGGCATGGACCCGTTACTGTTAATGTTGTTGCTCCTGCTAAATATGCTCCATAAACTGCAGAAACTAAATTGTTAGTTCCACCAGAAAGGCTTGTGGTATTTAAACTTAGGTTTTGTGCGTTTAGGCTAACATTTTGTGCGTTTAAATTGAGAGCATTACTGGTAGCAAATTGGTATCTACCACCTCCAGTTGTCATGGCGGTTCCACCACCAAAAGTTACAGATCCACTTTGTGCGCTGTTAGTACCAGATTGAGCCGATGCTGAACCAGTGGCTGCACTTAATGTCCCAGTTGCTGCTACTGTTCCAGCAGAAGAAGTGCTGAATGAATTAACAATTGTCTTTGTAGTATCTACTGAAGAAATTGTAATATTGCCAGCAGAAACTGCTTCACCACGTTGAAGACTTTTAACTACACTTGATAGTCCTGCTGAACCAGCAGGAAAGGTTGCGATACCCATGTTATGCTATCTCCACTCCGCTAATGTGAAAGTTAATGGTTGTTGCTGATGCAAAACCTTTAATAGTCTTGGTTGTAGCAAGAGTTTGCTTAAGGTCAATATAGACTGTGGTGTTTGCTGCAATAGCAGTTGTTGTGTGCAGAGAAACATCATCTAGCAATAAAGAAAATGTTCCTGCTGATCCTGCAGTATTTGTAACTGCAATATTTGTTACCACCGCTGTAGTGGATGCTGGCACTGTATACAGAGTTGCAGAAGAAGTTGCTGCTGCTGCTCTTGCTAGTGCCTTAGTTGTTGTAGCCATTAATTACTACCTCCTAAGTAGGTTATGGTTATATTATACACTATATTTTTTAATATATTACAAAGCCCCCATTAAAACCATTATCTCAGAAGCAACACCATTAAAGGTATTTGAATCATAGGAAATAGTTTTATTTGTAAATGTTATAGCATTTGTTTCTGTTACCGCAGGGGCTGCCCACTTAACTCCAAGTGTTTGTGCTGAATCTGCAGTTAAAATATATCCATTGCTTCCAAGAGCAAGATTATCTACGTTGTCATTTGATGATCCAACTAGCAAATCTCCCTTAGCGTCAATAGTACCTTTTGAAACAGATCCTGCTGGGTCTAGAGCGGTAATTTGACTTTGAAGATTGTTTAGTGTGTGTGCTATTGATGGACTTACTAGGCTTGCAACGTTTTCATTGGTTGAATCATAGTCCAAGGAACCATAATGATAAAGTTTAAATGCAGCCTGAATATCGGCATTGTCTGAATACCCTGGAATTTTTGTGGAGTATATTGCTCCTATTGATTCTGCTGCCATGTCATTTCACCTGATTCATTATATCACAACCGATATAAATATATGAACAGATACCTCTGCATCAAAAGCAGACCATGTACCATCAAACTCTGAAGCCTCCAGATTAATTACTAAGTCTGTTCCAGAAATTTCAACGGAAGACAAAGAAGAGGCAAGAGGATTAGAATTTTGAATAGAGTATTGAACGCTAAAGTTTTCTGCAATAAGACCTTCTGCGCTAGATATATCTGTTATTGGAATTACAATTGATCCACTTCCTGCATAAGCGCTTGTTCCTGAAGCAAAAGTTGTTATGTGCAACTTAGAATAAATAACAGGACTTACTCTTAAAACCTCAATCCATAAATCTCCACCAGGCTCTGAAACATACTGATATAAATATCCATAGTCTGGTCCTGGTGCTGAATTAATATACATGTCATTTAATATTGGGCTTAATGTATTATCTGAATTTGGATTTCCAACACCTGCAAAAAATTTACTTCCACGTGTTCCAGCAGGACCAATATCAACAAGCAGTTCAACTGTTGAAGGACCAGCCAAAACAGTTAAGTCATCATTTGATAAAACTACATCTGGCATTAAACTGCTCCAGTTACGTCATCTGTTACTGTTATAGATCCAGTAAGGAGAGTAAATACTGTTCCTGCACCATTTTCAATCTGAACGTCATAAACATAGGTTGTACCAGAAGAAAGTTCTCTTCCTTGTGTTGGAGTAATTGTGCATGTAACTAAGTGGTTATTTGTATCAACCACAGCAGTTGCTGTAATCTGAGTTCCTGTACTGCCACGTCTGTTTGCTATTGTAAATAATGCTCCGCCGTCGTAGTCATCAAGAGTAAAGATTGATCCATTTGCATTTTTTGGACGGATTACAAATTGATAAGTGTCACCACGGTAATAACTAAAATTATATGTGCCTGGAAATGCCATTATTCCTCCTACTTTATTATACCATTAACAAACTGATAGATAGATACCTTTTAGGAATAAACTGCTCTCTGAGTCAGTTCTTGCTTGAGGTCTTGCCCCATACCCTTTAATTCTTTGATCATCAATATATACCGTTTGAAAAAATGACATATCATAAGAATATTGATACTTAAGGTTTGCTACATATGAGGTAGGAGAGTTTGAATATTTTTCATTAAATGTTCTAATCCATAACTCTGTATAGTTTGACTCAGTGGTTATTGTAAAATCATATCTTATATCAACCTTAGCCCCTAGTTTTAATCCTTTAAAATTAAACATGTTGGTATCTGATAACCAGAGTTCATTGCTATTTTTCATAATATAGTCTTGGTTTGATAACTCAAGGTTTGGATAAAAATTAATAGACACCCATCCATCTTCTCCTCTTTGTGGTCCTAAAATTGTTATTTTATCTGAGCCATTTTTATAATATGCCCAACCTGGATACTGTCCAGAAGGTGAGTCATAGCCTTCTCCGCCCTTACCAGGCTCTCCACGCTCTCCTTGCGGTCCTGGCCTACCTTGATCACCTTTAGGTCCTTGCGGTCCTAGATCACCCTTGTCACCCTTATCTCCTTTAGGGCCTTGTAATCCAGTTTCGCCTTGAAGACCAGGAACTGCAATATATTGTTTATCTAATTCTTGAGGTGTTGAAGATTTTACTACATCTAAATAATTTTTTTTCTTTAAAGGCTGAGGGGGTTCCATGCTAGTTGCCATGAAACTATTCTACTTTACTTTATAGGTCTTTGTTCCAACTTTGACTGTTGTTGGAAGGTTAATTGGTTGTGAGGTTACTTTAACTATCATAGAGTACCGCTAACATCTCCAAGAACACAGATTGTTCCAACAACTGGAGTCCATTTAGTAATTTCATCTCCACCACCACCAGATACTCCATCTCCAGGAATTGTGGCTTGTAGGTCAAATCTTAACTCTGCAACCACTGGCTTATACTTTGTTATACCCCAGTTCTTTGTGGTATTTGGTTTTGCAATAATATAAACAATACCGTCCTCATAGGATTCTACAGTCAATGTATCCAGAGTGTCTGATGCTGGATCATAGGCTGTTGCCAAGAATGTCCAACTACCAGTATCATATTTTGTTACTTCGTCATCTTCTAAAAATTCTATTTTAAGCGTTGCTGTGTCTCCACGGACTACTGTCCATTGGATGTTGGCTGGTGAAGCACCAAGTTTTTCAATTGAAGGAGAGCACATAATATTAGATTATACCATAATTCATAACTGGACACTCTAAGCGCAGTGGGGTGGGGGTAGAACTTAGAGTGCCAGCCCTCACATTATAACATTAATTTATACCAGTATATATAAATCTATAACAAAATGTTATATAATAGATTGTTATAAAAAGTTATAATTGGCCAGGGTATTAATGGCTAAAACTAAAAACTTTTGGTGTATACTTAAATATATATAAGAAAGAATATACTATAGTTAAGTTTTTAAAAGATAGTTTATATATTATATATAGTAGTTATTTAGAATTCTTAGAAACATACTCTAAAAGAATATCGTACATATGATCAAGTTTATCACTAGTTGCTTTTCTTTTATCTCTAGCATTTTCTTGTTCAAGTTTAATATACTTAATTTCATCACGCATTGAGGTTCCGCCGTTTGTCTTAGTTTCTTTTCTGATATCCTCTACGGCTTCGGCGATAGGCTTAACTTGAACCTTTATATACCAGCGAATTGAACTAACTACGATTGCTCCAATTGAAAGCAAAGAAAGAATGAATTGAGCCCAATCGGTGGTGGTCATGATAACCTTATTATACATTATATTTATTTTAAAATTCGGCGGGATACGAGTTAAGCCGAAAATAGAGTATACAAACCTCCCCCTGACAACATAAGGCATACAATGCCTAACAGTGTCAAACATTGGCTATATTCTCCCATATCTGCTATAATCGTATTATGGAAATTTTAATTGAAAACAAAGAATCACTAGTTGAAAAAATTCGAGAATATCTATTAGATGATTTGCAAAAAACCTTAGAAACACTAGAATTAGATGAAGAAGAAAAATATGCCAACATCATTCTATCTAGAAAGAAACTTTTAGTTGATTCTAAGAACATTGCTGATTTAATATATAGTGCTTACGAGATGTAGTTATGTTTGACAATAAAAAAGACATAATACAGTTTGTTAGTACAATAGATGGGCTAGAGAATATAGAAGAATGTAGGCCGAAACCTGCAAAGTTTTATATGCCTGAATGGTTTAAAAACATACCATCAAAAGATCCAAACACTGTTAAAAAATGTCCATCTTTCCCAGATTTTTTTTCACAAGGATATGTTGTTCCTATGTGGGTAGATACAAGGATTATATATAATAAAGAACTAGACCATTGGGGACAAGAATCAAGCATTCCTGGTCTTGATATGACTTTTCATCAAAACAGTCAACTTATAGACTATGTATCTCCATATTTTAACGGGGTACAAGGAAACTTTGTATTTAAAGCAAATAGCCCTTGGAGAATAATAACCCCTCCTGGATGGTCTGTATTACAGTTACCTATGTTTTATAATTTTAATCAAAAGTGGAGTGTGTTTCCAGGGATTATCGATACAGATACAATCCATGAAGCAAACCAGCAAATTTTATATCATGGAGATAATGAACTAATCACCATTAATCGTGGTGAGCCTCTAGCCGTTTACATTCCATTTAAAAGAAAAAGACTTAATTTTTCTGTACGAGGACAAACAGAAAAAGATAAAAAACTTTTTAGGGTGGATGATTTAAAAATTGCAGGAAAATTTATTGGCAGTGGCGCTTATAGGGCAATGCAGAGAGATAGGGATAATAATGTCAGATGACGTTAAGCCTTGGGACTTATTTAATGGTTCCCCTAGATCTCCAGAAGAAGTAGCAGCACATAGATTAGAAATATGTAAAGGCTGTGATTTCTTTAGACCTATGACCCAAACATGCAAGAAGTGTGGTTGTTTTATGGCTGCTAAGTCAATGCTTGCTAATGCTAAATGCCCAGTGGGAAAATGGTAGGTTTTATATACCGTTGAACTTTATACATAACAAAAAGTTATAGTATAAAACCTTTTATTCTGGTTTGTGATCTGATTCAGATTTGCAAGAACATCCATTGCAACATATTTCTGAAAAAACCTTTATAGCCAGAGAAGATGATTCTGTCTCAAATAATGGATATGTATCGTTGTCTACGTTATCTAGTATAGCCATAGAATTATTATACCCTATCCCGTCAAAATCTGAAAAATTATAAAAATTGGGTTTTACCTAAAATCTGAATATTTTGTATAAGTGTATGATACATACATTTGTGAAATAAAAACAATTTAATTAGTGAGCACACTACTGTGGTGCGTGCAAAGATCTTGACACTAGTGCCACCTATTTTTTTTAGCACTAGTGCCACCGATTTATTCTAACACTTGCAAGGGTCTATGCGGGTCTCGTTTTTATCAAAAATGATGATACCTGTATCCCCGCAACTTTCACAGGTGTGTGCGTACATTGCGCTCATTCGCTAACCTCTTTATCTTTTAGTATTCCTAGAATAATGTCTAATTGACTTGTTGATAGTAACGCTTGAGCACAACCCCACACAAACGCTAAGTCCATGTCTTGATAGTGCTTCTTAGCAAGAGTGTTAATCTCTTGCGTAATCTCAAAATTAGTTTTCATTTATTTACCTGCTCTCTTAGCAACGATAGCCTCAACCATAGCGATTTGCTCTGGTGTAGCGTTGCGGTATGCATTAACGCTTTCTCTAATCCATGGAGACTTTTCCATAGCCTTCTCATGCTCTATTGCGTAGCGAGCCTGTTGCTCTGCTCTTATTCTATCTAGTGTATTCATTGGGAACACCTTTCTTGTTAATCTTTATACTGGAAGTCTATCATAGGGGACTGACAAATTAGCCTGTTTTTCGGGCGTGTCGCAAAACTATTTTTGTGATTTAGGTCACGCTCCAAAGGCAAAGGCTAGGGCTATTGCTATGCCTAAGCCTATAAAGGCTCCGATAGGGGCATAGTCTGCGTTCTCGTCTAACCAGTCAATAAGGGCTGTAAATGGGTTCATGTTAGTGACCTTTCGTTTAGTAGTTAGATTTTAACTATCTAATACTGCAAGTATAACAGAGAAATGTCAAAAAGTCAAGACGACACGCCGTGTTCTGGATGTGATGTCCGTCACAAGGGGATCGAAAAAAAGTTATCCACAGGTCTGACCATTCATGTGTGGATAACCTATGTGACCTACATCTCATGTGAGGTGAGTCACAATGTCCGAATTGATACCATTTGTCCCCTCCAATTTGTCAGACCCCCCTGCTACAATTACAGTATAAAGAAAAACAAGCGGTAAAGAAATCCGCTAAAGAAAGGTGGTCATAAATGACTACATTAGAAATAACAAAATGCACTGAGCATAATCCTCAGTATTCCGCTATCTCAGAAATTGGTGATGACCAATTTACTTTCTGCACAGATTGTGAGCAGAACATTGAGCGTTGGTATGATGATACCGACCCTGAGCGTCTACCTATGTGGACAGATTGGAAGGTGTCTAAGTGATTGACACTATGCAATTTATAGACGAGCAAGGTCTATGCGCTATGGATAACATTTGCGCTTTCTGCATTACACTATTTGACGGGTGGAATAGATTTTGCCCAGCGTGTAAGGACTACAAGGGCGTTATGGCTCTCCCCGATTTTATCAATACCTATGGAAAGGAAGGACTCAAGAAATGAGTACCTATGTAAATCTCGCCTCAGTATGTGGGGCAACATCTGCAAGCGTAGATGTGTATGACCTAGACCTTAACCCTCATGGGGTTATCTGTTGTGACAATTGCAAATCAATTGTGTTATGCCGTAAGGCTTGGGATTTTCTATACAAGAAAGGAGAATAACTAAATGCCTATTTTTAATTTTGAGTTATTCGTTGATGTAGAGGCAGATGATTTTGAGTCTGCTCTATCATGGCTAAAGGCTATGCCACTAGAGAGACAGTTAGACTTTCATGTTATTGACTATAGAGAAATTGAGGCTTAACTAATGACTAAATACAATGTACTTATCTCTTATGCGGTAGAAGCAGAGGACGAAATGCGAGCAGTATTCGCACTTAATAAATCACTAATGCCACTTAGCGAAAGTGAACTTTCTAAGTTTGACGCATTTCTAGTAGAGGAGGCTACACAATGAAAACACTTCAGGAAAAATTAGATTTAGTTTCTAAAGAATTAGAACCAATACTTTGGGAATTGTTAAATGAAATTGAGGAGAAATAAATTGTTAGTTATTCTAATCGCAATGACTTCGTTTGCAATTGTAGTTTGGTTACATAACGGAGCATAAGCAATAATAAGTTTTTCAGGATGATCCCCTGAAAAATTTTCGACAAAAGTTATCCACAGGCTTATCCACAGGATAGATGTGATGTAACTAACACACGACACGCCGAGACAGGATTTGACTTTTTGACATTTTCTTGCTATACTTCTAGTATAACAATTAAATAAGGACAGACAAGGCAATGAGCCTAGCAAATAAATGTGACGAGTATCACAGTGAGCCTAGCGAATAAGTGCCCCAATTTGTCAGTGGTCCATGATAGGATAGTCTTATCAATTAAACGAAAGGAAGTCTATAAATGACTTACACTGTAACACTAGAAACCTTTTCAGGTTCTACCAAAAAAATCAACTTCTCATCACGAGGTCAGGTTGCTCAATTCGTATCACAATACCCAACACAATTACCTGTTGGCGTATCTGTTAAAGTCGCTTGCGACTCTCTTGGAATTAGTGGCACAATTCGTGGCACTCGTACACTTACAAACTCAAACTAAGAATAGGAAAACTAAAAAAATGACAGTAGAAATTAAACACTCACTTCACTTCGTCACAGTAGTAGACGAGACTCATCCAGTAGGAATGCAATTAGTAAACCTTGAGGAATCAATGCGTACAATAATGCTTGAGTCAATGCTAAAAGAATTACTTGCACCACGCATTCAGCCAGCACTAGATGAAATCAATGCAGGCGGGTCCTACGCAATTCTAAAGGTGGCCGACTAATGATGACTCGTAAAGACTATGTAGAAACTGCAAACATTCTAAATAAATTTGCAGATAGAATTGACTCACATGATTTTGAAGATTTAATTTTTGAATTCAGTGAGTGGTTCGCTTCTGATAATCCTAGATTTGATGAGCAAAGATTTTTTGACGCTTGCATGGATTCGGAAGAATTTCTCTCAACGTTAAAATAAAAATAAAATCCTGAGCAAGATCTAAAACTGCTCAAATTTTTTC